TAATTTTGAATTCTTGTATAGATCAAGATTGGTTGTATCTCTAGAACGTCACTTTTCCACATAAGATAGGCATCATCGCGTAGGCTTGGGCTTCACCGCGCGACACTTTGTCGTCAGAAATTACATACCCTTTGATCTTGCTCGACTGGATGACGATCGCCGTTTGGCGGTCGATCCCCGTCTCATATATGATTCTTGATCCCAACTCATGGGAGAGAGTCGACCACTCTTCCGGGGATACCCGGAAAAGAACATTCGTGTCAGGATAGGCATGGTGCCGTTCGAGCTTAGCGAGCATAGTCAGGAGAGTCTCACTTTGAGGGGCTCCCATGCCGTTCGTCTGGGGTAGTTCTTCATGGATGGCCGCGGCGATCAGCTCATCAAGACTCATGGACATGAGCGACCTGACAGTCCGGATGAGTGCACTTGGATCGAGGACATGACTTTCCGTCGCCAGGACGGTACTTCTCGTGCTCTTGGTTTCCACACCAGGGCTCAGCGTATTCGGAGCCGATGCCGGTCGCAGAGAAACCCCTTCTCTTGTCGATGGTCATGTATTGTCATTCATCCATCACGATAGAAACAGCGAGTTGATCGGGGTCGCGCATGATGGACTCCATTCGCCAGACCTCTAGAGCGAATACCATGGCGGCATCCTTGTCCGATATGACGGGGGTCACCATCATATGACTCTCATTGTCGATGCTCATTTTCTCCTTGCCCCAAGGCTTTATCTCTTGGAGCTGGCCATATAAGACTTGTCCATGAGCATGCATCTTTATCTCATCCTTCGTCCATGAGCGTTGGTTCTTCGAGAGATCTTCCATCATGGGACGCCATGCGACCTTGAAGCCTAGCCCAACCTTGTAGACGAATATCGGACACTTATGAGTGTTCTTCCAAAGCTCTATCTCTTTATGGAACCCTGGTGATTGCTTCACGGTCAAATCTACTACCATGAAGCATCCCTTGTTACGGATCTCATGGAGTTCGAGCTCCGTGACCTGCTTCATCCCGGAGGCTGAAAGGAACCGACCCGTATAGAGCTGCGACCCATTGCCACCCTTTTCACCGAACTTTTCAGGGAACACGGGCACGGCATGGACAGCACAGCACCGCACGATCTTCTGGGGAGGGTCCCCGAACACGAGTCTTTGAGCCACAGCCGTTGAATGGCATGTGACGCACGTCTCCGGGTCAGTCCAAAGCAGCTCAACCATGGACGGGGGATCAAAACTTTCGAGCGTAGTCATAGATCTTTCAAAAAGTCAGGAATCCCAATGGTGGGACGTTTTGGACCATCAACAACTTCGGCCGTATGCCATACTTCCTCTTCCTTCTGAGTCTCGGGTTGAACGATTACGATCGCTTTTGAGGCTTCTAGATCTTTGACACGTTTGTCCATAGCGTCGAGTTTATCGAGATACTTTCGCATCTCATACATCATTGACTCATAAGTCATATAAACATGATCTTTGTCCACGTGAACTACCTAACCGTTTCTTTTCTGACGATCTTCCTGTTACGTCGGAACCACCATCTTTATCGGGATCTTGGTTTTTTCTGATCTGGGGGGGGGGTAAAACGACAGATTTATAAGGTGGTTCCGACGCGATCAGATCATTGTTTTTTGAGTCTTTGCGGCCCGACGTTCTTTTGCCTTAGAAGCTTCGATGGCTTTATACTCGGGAGAAGATTTATATTCCTTCATATACCTTCGTCGTCCGTCGCTTTTTCGACGCCGGGAGTCTCGTCCCTTATACGCCTCCCTTGATGCAGGATCGACCTTGTCCTGCTGCCATTTTGCCTTTAGAAGGTTCTTGTAGGCGGGCTCTTGACGAAACCGTTCCCAGAAGTCACCGCCGCGGTTTACTGTCCTCCAAATTTCGCAGAACACATTTCCCCATTTGGAAGATGCATAATAGAGACAGACTAGCATCCGGTAGTCATAGTCGCGCCAGCGTTGGAGACGCCTTAGGATTTCCGGGGGTGTCTCCTTCGTCACCGCGGCCATTTCCCTCATGAGAATACGGCGGAACTCGAAAGCCGCAGCAAGAACGGCTTCCACGTCAGCGGTGTCAGGCAAGATAGGCCCTGACTTGTGCATCCGGTCGAGCTCACTCAATACTTCGGACTGTCCCCGTTCTTCGAAGTTGAGCAGGGTGTTGATGTGCTGCCGATACTTCTTGACGAGATCCCGGATAGGCTTCTCGATAGGCGAGTTCTTCGTTAGTTTGTATTCCTTGCGATAATCCCTCTGAGTGGGCTTCTCCTCGGGTTCTTTTTCATCTTCCTCTAGAGAATCCGCCATATACTCTTTTCGGATTTCGGCGAATTGTTCCTTCATTCGCTCTAGAGTGTCTGAATGCTCGGGGTTACTCGTCCCATGGGGTGGAAACTCTTTGTCGAGTTGGTCACATAGATTCACGGCCTTTCCGATGTTTCGTTGCTTCTCTATGGCTCGCTTCTCGGGACGGGTGAGTTCGCTGTAGTTCTTCATCCTCTCACTCTACCAAAAGAATACACTTAATACCTAGTGATTAGCCTTTTGATTGGTAATGTACGTTATGGAACACAAAGAGTTTGCCTTCAAGCTGTTCAACCACGCCCTCACTCTTTTGGACTTGGATAACGATCCAGTCGCCAAACTTCAAGTCATCCAGAACTTGATTGGTGTAGAGGCTTCACCAAAGTCGACTCCCGAAGGGATAAGTAAGACTTACGAGAAGCCAAAGTTCAATTACAAGCACCATGGCGGCATGCAAAAGGTTATCGATTGGTTCAAGAAAAACCCGGAGACATTGGTCCATGTCCAAACACTCGCAAAATGCGTCCCCGGAGTCTCCCGAAACTCGGTGCTGTGCGCTTGTAGCCGGGGCGTCGCCGATGGCGTGCTCGTCAGGCCAAAGTTCGGTCATTACAAGCTCGCCACCAAAAAGTAGGCTGATTCTCGATACTCAAAATCAGCGAGCCCGCATGAACGACACAAAGATAAAAATTCGTGTTCCGAAGCCAAGCCCAACGCGCCTGATTCTCTACACTTTCAACGAAGAAGAGTTAGAGTTCTTCGAGGATAGGCTCTCACCGGTTGAAGTCTGGATGGCCCGTCGTAGGTGTCTTGGTTTCACGGCGCAAAAGATTGCGGAGGAGATGAACTGCTCTCAACCGAACGTTTGCGGTCGCTTGAAGCAGCTTCACCGGAAGATTGAAGTCTTGCGAGAGCTTCCGCAGATCAGGCTCACTTCCATGCACGACGTGATTCGGTGCCACTTCGCGACGGAGAAGGACTACCAACTCGTCGTTCTGTTCGTTAGGAATTTTAGCCTCAAAGAGATCGCAATCCGGCTTTACGGCATGGACGCATATAAAGTCGTCACTGAGAAACTCATGCAGATAATTGAGGAACTTGCATCTTGCAAGGATGCGCACATTCCGTCGCACCAAGGTCCGCATTTCTACTCAGAAGCATTCAAAGCTTTGTACGCCAGAAGAGTAGAGATTGTACGCCCACCCGAACAGATGGTGTACAGAATAAACGGGAAAATTCCAAATGACACACCGAAAACCAAGGAACGGACAAAGGTCCTCACGGGAAATCCATCTGGACGTGATAATCCAGGAAATGGAAAAGGGCATCTGGACTCCGAGTCGAAATCGTGAGCTTCAGGTCGAATGGAAAACGACTGAGAATCAGATGGAGCAACTGTCTCAGGAAGCGTCCCGCACTCTAAGGCGCTTGATTTCTACAGATAAAGAAGGAATCCGAGCGTGTATAAGTTCCGCACTCCAAACTGTCGTACGCGAAGCGAGCAAGGACAGAAAGTGGGGCGTCGTAGCAAATACGCTCAGGACGCAAGCGGAGTTGTGGGGTGTCATGAGCCCGCAGCAAATTGACGTTCATCAGCAATTGGAACAATTGACAGACGATGAACTAACAAAGCGTACGGTCGAACTCGTTGCACAACTTAGTGCTAAAGCTGATGACCACACCGAGCACTGAAGAAATTGGTCCTGCGAATCCGGTTTTTCTCATCAGGCCCGGTTATCCGCTCGATCACAGTTTGATCGTAGACAGTTGGATAGAATCGGACAAGAACAGCGAGAGAGCCCGTTCCGCGGGCCGCTGCTACATGAGAGAACAGAAGCGCGTCATCCGCGACATTTTAGCAAAAACAACAATTGTAACGCTCGTAGCCGTAGTGCCTGACGAACAGGACGCAATTTTCGGCTGGACCGTGGTCGACTTATCGTCGAACGTAATTCATTACGTGTACGTGAAGAAATCAGCGAGGAAGATGGGCATCGCAAAAGCTCTTCTTCACGATTTCATCCACAAAGATTGCGAGTACCCGTACAAGCCCGTGTTCGAGGAATTGACTCCAAAAATCCCGGACAACTGGTCCTTCAATCCGTACAGAGCGTGGTAGCTAAGACTCCATGATTGATTGCACTACATATTCCTGCATTTTGGAGCAGTGCATCACAAAACTGGAAGTGACCTTCCATTCATGTCCTTCTACACCAATAAAAAAGAGGTCTATTTGGATCTTTTGCCAATTGATATGCATAGCATTCCTACGGATTTTCATTGCACCCGCTTTATTCACTTTTGAGAGCCCGCATTCTGTGCATCGCTCGCCGTCGCCGTTATCACGCGGCTCCCAGTTATGCCCGCTCGCTAGATCTAGCGCCATGATCGGACATACGTGATGGCCGCCGCAATTTCCGCCTGCATGATAGTCCGGAATGAGACGCTTCAACTCGAAGCGTGCTTGCAGTCCATTCGTCCTCACGTTCAAGAGATTTGCATCGTCGACACTGGAAGCACTGACGACACCCCTGAAATTGCAAGACGGTACGCGGATAAGTTCGAAGTTTTCACCGGGTGCAATGACGAGTACGACCGGATCCTCAGATTTGACGTTGCAAGAAATCGCTCTTTTCGACTGGCCACGCAACCGAACGTCCTTTGGGTAGATGGTGATGATGAGCTAGTCGACGGCCAGCGTCTCTCTTCCTTGATAGAGATGCTCAAAATTAAACATCAAGACACTCCGGTCGTCGTGAAGATGAAATACGACTATGCGATCGACGAGGATGGCCGCGTCCTCATGCAGCAGGAAAGAGAGCGACTTTTCATTGGTGGTCAGTTTTCTTGGACTGGTTGGTGCCATGAAGTGTGCGTTCCTCACGGGCCGTGGCATATGGAAACTGAGCAAATCACAAAGCTCGTCCACCACAGGCATGGCAAACAGGACGAAGCTGGAAGGAACCTGCGCATTTTGAGAGCTCAGTACGAAGAAGAAGGTGACAAAAATCCACGCCTTCTTTTCTACCTGGGCAAGGAACTTCGAGACGCTGGATTTGTTGATGACGCTCTAGAGTTCCTGACGCGTTACGTGGAGCGGTCGACATGGGATGACGAACGTTGGGAGGCGTGCATCATAGCGGCCGAAACCTGCCAAATCGTCAAAAGATACGACGATGCCCTGTCCTGGGCCTGGAAGGCCATTCTTCTGCGTCACGACCTGGACCAGGCCTATTTTGTCGTTGGAAAGGTCTGCTTTCTCCGAGCGCAAAAGACGGGCGACCAGCGCTGGTACGCGAAGTGTGTCCATTTTTGCGACATAGGCTTCGGCCTGCCGCGTCAAGCCGGAATCTTCAATCGTCCGTACGAACGTGACTTCGAAATTCACCGGTTCTACAATGTCGCTCTAAACAAGGTCGGTCGCGTAAAGGATGCAATTACGTCGTGCAAGGAAGCTCTTCGGATTTTTCCGGACGACGCGAGTTTCAAGGCGAATCTCCAAGCTTATGAAAATAAATTAATTCCAAAACCAGCTGTACCAATTGAGCCGCCCCGCGTTCAAAGCGTTGGACAGCAAGAGATTGTTTTCTTCGCGGGCCAGGGCTTAGAGGATTGGAATGCTTCCAGCGTCGATAACGTCGGAATTGGCGGCTCGGAAACGGCCTGCGCTAAAGTCGCTCTCGGATTGAGAAAACTCGGTCATCGCGTAAGAGTCTATGCTCACTGTGGGCCGGGCTTCGAAGGCGTTTTCGACGGCGTCGAGTATTTCCATTACAAGCGGTTCAAGAATATTGATTGCGATGTTGTTATTTCCTCTAGGCGACCGGAGGCGGCGGATCCCGCAAATCAAATAAGAGCGTCCAAACGCTTGCTCTGGGCTCACGACACGTCGCTTCCGGCGCTCAATCCCGAGAGAGCGAAGCGCTACGACAAAGTCTTGTGTTTGAGCAATTGGCACAGAACGCTTTTCTTGAAGCAGTACCCGTACTTGAAGCTCAGCCAAGTACAAAAGACGCGAAATGGCATTGATTTGGCTCGCTGGGAACATGTTCCGAGCGTAGGTGGACTCGTTATGCTTCGTCACCCGCATCGCGCGGTCTTCTCCTCTAGCCCCGACCGGGGTCTTGAACAAGCGATTCTCATGTGGCCGGAGGTCCGGGCCCGAGTTCCTGACGCTCAGCTCCACGTCTATTACGGGTTCAACAATGCCGAGGCCCTTGCCGGTAACGCGGCAGCTCGTGAGCAAATAGACCGGCTCCAAAGGCTTCTCGCCGCGTTTGCTGATAGGGGCGTCGTATGGCGAGGTCGAATCCCGCAAAATGAACTCGCCACGGAGTTCTTGCAAGCCGGAGTTTGGTGTTACCCGACCTGGTTTGGTGAGACTAGCTGTATCACTGCTATGGAGGCTCATGCTGGGGGCCTTCGGATCGTTACATCGGACCTGGCCGCCTTGAAAGAAACCGTTGGTGAACGCGGAATCCTTCTCGACCCGGACAGTGAAACTTACTGGCCCGATTTTCAAGAATCAATTGTAGCGGCCATGCTAGCTCCTGAGACACTCGGTGACCGAGAGGCGCTCCAATTGTACGCGAAAGAGAATTTCAGCTGGGACGGCGTAGCGTTAGATTTTCAAAGGATGTTCACACCATGAGCTTCGATAGAACAACAATCGCAAGAAGTTTGGCCATCAGGTTAATTGGAAACATGCAAGCTTCCGACATTTTGACAGAAAAGCTCACAAACACGCTGATGCAAGTGTCGGACAACGTCTTGAAGGCCATTCACGATCAGATAAACGACGTTCCTGACCGCATGCGAACAAACGCGGGCTTCTGAGAAAATGCCCGCCGCTTCTGTTTCATGGCCCCTACTACGGCTGCTACCAGGCATCCGGAGATCTCTTCCGGCATCATATCACGACGGGCACTGAGATCCTACTCATCATGAGCTTAGTACACGCAATTTTGACGACAGAAGCTTCTGGCGGGGTCAAAATGAACCCGGACGAAGGGTTTTCTGATAATGCGGGAGGCGGTTGTCGCACTGCCTTCTTGTCGCTCGTGAAGGAGCTTGCAATTAACGGCCACAAAGTCCGCGCTTTTTCGACGTTCACGAAGGCGTCGAAACAGCTCGGAATTGAATACTATCCGATTGACGAGTTGGAGTGGTACGGAAAACCGCAAGTCGTTTGGTGCTGTTACTACGCTTATCCGCTCCAAAAGTATTCGGGCTGTTTACGCATAGCAAGCCATCACACGTACCACACGACGGCGCCTTGGCAACACATAGACATAAACACGACTCCATCACAGGCTAGCCTTGAAACGATGAAGGCTTGGTACGCGCCTTGGTCCGATTGGCGTGTCTTGCCGAATGCAATTAATCCTTCTTCAGTTAATTGGAATCCAATTGCAGGAAGAGTCATTTATCACACGAGTTGTGACCGAGGTCTTCATTTACTCCTGAAAATCTGGCCAGAAATCAAAAGAGCTGTGCCGCATGCAACGCTCGACGTTGTCTCCGATTGGGAAAGTTGGTGCAATGGAGTTCTTGCGCAACGTGGAAATGAGAACTCCGAATGGGCGAAACGCGCTAAATGGATTCGAGAGTATATGGCCTACGCGATCGGCGCGGGTGGCGTGACAAGCTCTCATCACCTGCCAAGACTCGAATTGGAAAAGAAGCTTTCCGAAGCGTCTGTTTTCGCGTTTCCATGTTCTATGTTGGCGCCAAGTGAGACGTTCAGCGCCAGCATCATGGAATGCCTCAAAATTGGAATGCCAGTCGTACTTGCACCAGCGGACGCTTTAGAGTCAGTCTATCGAGGGAACGTGCTCCTCACCCCAGCACCGGTACACGAACGACTGCCAGAGTTCCGGGACGCCGTGATTGCAATGCTCACTGAGCCTTTGTTGGCGCATCGTTATAGCGAGCTTGGTCGAGCTTTTGCGAACAGTTTCACCTACGCAAAATCGGGTAAAATTTTATCGGAGATGATGCGAACATGAACGGACGATTTTCAGGCCAGCTCGCCCAGCAGCAATCTCACTCCGTGCAAGCCCAGCAAAGCCAGTCCTTGCAAAGCCAAATGTCGCAAAGCATCAATGCGAATTTGCAATCGCAAATGAACGGCATCGCGCAGGCCCAAGCTCAAAGCCAGCTTTCTCAGGCAGGAGACCGGGCTTGGGATCAGTCGCTTCTTCAACAGAATGCGTCGGATGCGTACGAAGCGCGGATCGTGAATATGATAGAGCGTCCGAAGATTTGCTCCATCCACAATGAAAAAGACGTGTTCGTGAAAGACTGTTCTCATATTGATTGTCAAGCTTGGTGGATTCACAACCAATGATCATTCAAGGACCGCTCGGTGACTTTCAAATCCCAGACTCGCCACCTGAGACAAGCCGAATTTGTGCCGGGCTTTCAAGAGGTGTCTGGGGCGTGACGGGCGGATATGACAGAGTCATAGCTTCACCGGTCGAATACGATCATTCTGACTTGCCCGTGCTTTGCGACTCCATACTCGACATTGGGGCGGGTTGGGGCGCGTACGCGGTTTGGGCTCGGAAGAAATATCCCACAGCGTCCATCCATTGTTTTGAACCGGCGAAGGACTGCATCGAGTATCTTCAAATGAACGCGCCGTTCGCCGTTATCTATCCTTGCGCCGTGACGGTATCTCCTGACGCTTTTCTCTCTAACGGCGAGGATTGGGGGGCGAGGAACACGAGAGGCCGTTCCGGAATCAACGTCAGGGTCATGCATCCGAAAGACCTGCCCAAGGCGAACGGCATCAAATGCGACGCGGAGGGTGTTGAGGTCGAGGTCTTCGGAAACTACCCGCACCTCTCTGACGTGGATTGGGCAGTTTATGAATGGCACACACCAGGAGACCGTGCTGAGCTTCAAAGAATCTGTGCGGACGCTGGCCTGGTGTGCTTGGACGATCGGGGTGGGCCTTGGGGCGACGGCAATGGTACGGCTATTTGGAGTCAAAAGAGGTAACAAATGAAACTAAAGAGCGTCACACTCAAAGAAGCAACGAAGCGTCCGGGAAAGTCGCCGGGTTGGGGCAATTTGAACACCGCGCTTTTCACGAATAGGACGGACACGAACGGGGGCGCGTTCGACATTGACTACGACGTAGAGTCGCAACTCGTCACCGTTTCTCGTGGAGGAGAAGAATTCTCCGTTCACGTCTCCATGACGAGAGAATTGGTGCGCGAACCTGAGGGTGTGGCTCAGGGAGCTCCAAATCCCGTCGACCCGACGCAGGTGGCAATAGCCGCCAGCAAGCCGAAGAACGCGGGACTTGCCGCGATGCAGGCAAAACAAGCTAAGGCTGTGTGACCCCAGAACTTCTCGTCCAGCTCGAAGCGCTTGCGCTAGAGAAAGCCCGAAGGCGTGCAAATAAAGACGCTGCCGCCTTCGCGCGGATGACTCATTTGGACCCGGACCCTTGGCAAACCAAGGTCCTTCGTTCTTCAAGTAGAAGAATCCTCCTTAATTGTAGTCGCCAGTCTGGAAAGAGCACAACTCTCGCCACACTTTGCGTTCACACAGCGATTTACAAGCCAGGATCAACGATCCTCGTTTTTTGCCCGGCTGAACGCCAGTCGAAAGAACTCATCATCAAATGCAAAGAGCGTTTGGCCTGGCTCCCGCTCAAAGTTCAAATTTCAGGTGATTCTGTCTCCACGATCCTGTTCGGAAATAAGTCGAGGATCGTTAGCCTACCAGCGACCGAGAAAACCGTTAGGTCTTTTACGGCGGACTTAATAATTGAAGATGAAGCAGGAGACATTCCGGACGAGCTGCACACGGCAATTTTGCCTATGCTCATTATTCGCCGAGGCAGGCTCATCTTGTCCGGGACGCCGAAGGGCCGGCGTGGGCACTTTTTCGAGTGTTGGGAGCGGCGCCAAGCCATCTGGGAACGCTTCGAGGTTCCCGCGACTGAATGCCCGCGGATCTCGCCAGAAGAATTAGCTCAGGCTCGCATCGAGCTTGGGGCTAAGTTCGCGCAGGAATATGAAGCAAAATTTGTCAACGTCAGTCAGGGGATGGTGTACGGTAGCTTCGACGAGCTGCGAAATTGCATTGACGAGCTTCCAAAACTTACTACCACTGAACCCTGGACGTACATGTTGGGGGTAGACTTTGGCTTCGACGACGCAACCGCCTGTACTCTTCTTGGATACCGTCCACACGACCCGGTGGCCTACGTCATTGCGAGCTTCAAAGAGAAAGGGATGAGTCCCAACGAGGTTGGTGAACGTGTGGCGGAGCTTGAAGGTGTTTTCCATTTCACCCGAGTGATCGGCGACGAAGGTGGCATGGGGAAGGGCTACGCAGAAGAGATCCGTCGTCGGTTTTCTGTCCCAATGGAGCCCGCGCAGAAGACCAATAAGCGCGGGTACATCGATTTGCTCAACGGTGACCTTAAGGCCGGAAAAATCAAAATACTCCGCCCCGCGAATCTCGATCTTATAAAGGAAATCGTCGAGCTTCCGTGGGACGAGGGCCGTAAAAAGGAGCATGCGGGGTTCGACAACCACCTTACAGACAGCTTGCTCTACATTTGGCGCGCGTGCACGACTTATTTGCAGAAGCTCCCGGACGACAAGGTAAAGACGCCGGAAGAAATCGTGCACAAGTACGTTGAAGATTTTTGGGAAAAAGACAAACGAAATCGCGTTATCGCGGGAGAGGGAGACTCGGAGCTTTACGGTCCAGCCTTCGACCTGAACGATTTTCCCGGAAGTAGTGATTGAGGATCTCCGAATGTGCGTTGAAAAAGAAAATATCAGAAAGTCTCCGTTCTTCGATGGAGAGTTCTGTGTCGTCTGCCTAGAAGAGCTCCACTTCACTTGCAAGGAAGATTTGCTTCTGTGTGAGGTGTGGGCGGAGAAGCATCGTCACATTTCTCAAAAAGAATCACTGCCATAGCAATCATGCTCGCGCTTCAAACAGCCGCGGGCAAATCTTCAATCTGCTATGTCGTCATTACCGACGCGAGCACATATTTTGGTTTCTGTAGAGCCATCAGCCGGTCTTCCCCATTTATGCATGTTCACGTGTGATCTCATATCTTCTTCACTTTCTTTACGCGTAGGATTGCCGGACTTTCGAGGGCTTCGTCGATCTGAGCGATTTCAAGCATGAGTTCCTGACGCTTCGCAAGAAGGGCTGCTCTAGCCTCTTCCAACTGCTTGAAAGCGTCAGGGAGATCCATCTAGTACCCGAAGACCGCTTTGGCAGCTACAATTGTGGCCGCCGGCTCTTCGTCCTGATGGTCCAGGTACCACTTCGGAACGGTGTAACAACCCACCGCGAGGAGTAGCATCGCCATGGCGAGGAGAGGGGATGAGGGAATGAGCTTCTTCATATCAGCCGGTACGTCCAACCCTTCCAGATTTCCGGCTAGAACTTTTTTGATTTCCGGAAAGCAGGATGCTAACTCCTGCTGAGCTTGCAGAATACGCCCATGTCATGAAGGCGGAGGGTATTTCTAGTTTTCAAGGGGATGGTATTTCAATTACACTCCATCCCGGCGCCTTCTTTCCAATTGGAGGGAGTTCCCCATCTCCTCCCCCTCGTGAATATACTGACGAAGAGCTTCTCTTCGCCGCGACCGAAGGGCTGCCCACTTAATGGCCCTCTCTCCTTCGCTTGGTGCCTTAGCGCGTGAGGCTCGTTGGTGGACAGAGTCAGGAAGACGCGCCGAGCGCTTGATGGATGTTGCGGGGCACAATTATCGATCGTTAGAGCAGACGCGCTCAGCGATGGCGATAAACGCCCGCATGTACTCGAACCAGCCGATCATGGGCTTGACGCCCCGGCTCTATCGAAACAAGGCTCCTACGGGCAAGAGCAACAGGCTCACACTAAATTTAATCAAATCAGTCATTGACACTTACGTTTCTCTCATTACGAAGGACCGCCCGAAAGTCTCGTTTGAGACTTCTGGCGGTGATTGGTCACTACAGCAAAAAGCAAAATTACTAGAGAAGTTCATTGACGGCATCGCGTACGAGACCGGCTTAGAGGATTTAGCTCCTACAATTGTAAGAGATTCAGCTATTTGGGGCCTTGGTATTGTCAAGGTGTATCTCGACACTGACGGTCCTAAGCCTAAAATTAAAATCGACCGAGTTTTTCCTCACGAGCTGCTCGTCGATGACCAGGACGCGTTCTACGGTGAGCCGCAGAACATGTACCAATATCGGTACGTCGACCGGTACGCGCTCATGGAGCGCTATCCTGATTTAGCGGATAAAATTAAATCCGCTGGTCCGTCCGGTGGCTTCCTCGATTCTTCGACGATGAGCACGACGGACGGAAGCACACAGCTTCTCGACCAAGTCATCGTTGTTGAAGGCTGGCACCTCGCCGCCGTTCCCGGTGAAGACGGATCCAAAGACGGGCGTCATTCGATGGCCGTCGGAAACGTTCTTCTCGAAGACGAAGAATATGAGGCCGATCATTTTCCGTTCGTGGTTCTCTATCGACAGAAGCCTCTCAACGGCATTTGGGGTTTGGGCTTAGCGGAAGAGCTTCAACCGCAGCAAATTGAAATTTCACGTTTGATGCAGAACATCCAGCGCAGCCAAAAATTGGCTGTCGGTCATTGGATGATTGAAGAGAACGCGCGCATCAACACGAATGCGATTAACGACATTGTTGCTTCAATCGTTCGTTACACGGGTCAAAAGCCCGAGTATATCGCTTTTCAGCCCGTCGCAAACGATGTGTACGAGCACCTTTGGAACCTGTGGGGAAAGGGCTTTGAAGTTGTCGGCATCAGCCAGATGGCAGCCTCTTCCGAGAAGCCACCGGGCCTAAACAGCGGAAAGGCAATGCTCGTCTACGCGGACGTTCAATCACAGCGCTTCCAGCCGTGTTACAGAGAATATCAACACTGGTTCCTGGATATTGCGCATCACATTGTTCACCTAGCTCGTGAAGCGTCCGCGATGAATCCGTCCTTCGAGGTGAAGGCGACTGGTTCCAAGATGATGATGAAGGCGGTCGCTTGGGCGGACGCCAATCTTGCTGATGAGGAGTTCACTCTTAAGCTTTTCCCGACAAATCAACTCGCCGACGATCCTGCTGCAAGACTGCAAGTCGTGCAAGATATGATTAATGCTGGCATGATCGATCCGCAAGCGGGAACGCGCTTGCTCGATATGCCGGACTTGGAGTCGTATCGGTCGTTCAACGACGCTAGCTATGACAACGTCATGCGCGCTTACGACTCCATCGTTGAGCGTGACGATTATTTTCCGCCTGAGCCGTATATGAATATTCAGGAAAGCATCAGAATAATGCAGATGTGTTACCTGAAAGCGCGGCTCGATGACGTTCCTTCTGAACGACTTGAACTTATTCGTCGATGGATCGATGAATGTGCGACGATGCTTCCGCAACCCCCTCCGCCTCCTCCACAACCGGGAGCAGGTCCCCCTCCTCCACCAGGAACGGCGGCAGGTTTAGAGCAGCACACTCAAACGGATATGCAACGGATGCAGGCCCATCAAGCAGCGCAATCTTTGACGGGCATCGGTAACTAAGCGAAAAGGCAACAATGACACAAGCAGCAGCTGTACCTTCTGTCGCAGCAACAGCCCCCGTACCTGGCCCCGTTAAGGCCGGCGCCCCTCCCACCGCAGCGGCCACTGAGGCCGTGTCTCCTGCAAGTGGCGCGGATGCCGCTGCGGTGGGAGCCTCTGGTATTGTAGTTCCGGATCCTCTATCACAGGCCTCCAAGGCAGCCAAGAAAGCCCGGGAAGACGCCCGCATTAATCGTGAGCGGGTAGCTCAGGCGGATCAGCAGCGGAATCAAGTAGACTCCGTCAGACGTGAGAACGAACGTCTACAGAGGGAAAATCAGGCCGCCAGAGAATATCAGCAGCGACTGAAAGCTGATCCGTACAAGGCGCTCAAAGATCTCGGCATGACCGAGGAGGACCTTGCTCGGCGCTCCATCATGGAGGGGTCTCCCGAGCAGCGGATGGCCCAGCTTCAAGCCCAGCTCGATCAAGAGAAGGGTGACAGGAAGGCTCTAGAGGACAGACTCACGGGCGAGAAGAACGCTCAAATCCGTGCCCAGGCTCAAAAGGATCTCGTGTCTGCCGCGGCGGATGAGACCAAGTATCCGCATCTTTCTCAGCAGCCTCCGGACGTTATCGTTCATATGGCCTACAACACTTTGGCCAAAATCACGAGCACCATCGATCCAGGCACAGGCTTGCCCATCGACGCGTCCAAGATGAGCTACGACGACGTGTGTTATGTGTTAGAAACTTTATACGAGACTCATAGTAGCAGTCGATCGAAAAGTGCTGCTTCTAAAGCGAAAGAATTAATTGATTCTGCGAAAGATCCTGCGGCAATCGACAAGAAGCCGTCGACAAAGACTCTCACGAATAAGCTTTCCGGGCAAAAGACCAAGATAATCGAAGTTGATCATTCCAAGTTATCTGACCGCGAGTCGCGGAAGATCCTTGCAGATCAATTGAGAGCTCAGGGTGTTGCCAAGTAGCCGAGTTCGAGAGTCCCGCAACCAGGACTTTCCAAATGAGCAATTTCAATTTTGATGTGGCCGCCGCAACGGCCATTCTAAAGAATCGGTATACGACGAAGAAGATTGAGACCTTGGCATTCAAGTCGAGTTTGCTCGGCATCATGCCGAAGGACCCGAACCAAGGTGGTGTCCAGTACGTAGGCGCGATCCGTTCGGCCATTGGGTCGGCGGTCTCCGCTAGCGATACAGTCGCCTTCACGACTGGATCAAGCTCCGTATACAACCAGTGGCTCTGCCCGTGGAAGAGCGCGTACGCTTCGGCGAACGTAACTGGTGAGGCCATCGACCGTTCGAAGGGAGAGGCCAACGCGCTAGTTGACGCCATGGTTTCTGAATTCGACGGCGCTTTCATTGGCCTCGGACAGAAGCTCGGCGCAGATCTTTTCGGTGACGGCGGTGGTTCTTTCGGTCAGATTTCGACCGGCTCCAACGTCGCTACGAACACGATCACGCTGGCCGTCCCAAGCCAGATCTTCAACTTCTTCCAGGGCCAGATCCTGCAAGTAAGTTCTGACGACGGCACCGGTGGCGCTCTCGTTCGCACGGGAACAGTGAATGTCACTGGGGTGGATATTAACCTCGGGACAATCACGGTCTCCGGCGCTTCGTGGGCCGCTGGAATTGCAGCCGCCGCGCCAGGCGACTACATCTTCATGAATGGAAACTACAACGGTGCAATTGCAGGCATCGACGCTTGGATTCCGACCCAGGCGGAACGCAACGCGGGACGCCTTACGGCGGCCTTCAACGGGGTCGTCCGTAGCGCAGATCCGGTCCGTCTTGCCGGAGTAGCTTACCAGGGCAACGGCGCTCCGAAGTCCGAGTCGATGATTCAGCTGGGCATGCTCGTCCAGCGCATGAATGGACGACCTGACATTTTCGTAACGAATCCAGTTGACTATGCCGACTTGGAGCGAGAGCTTGGGTCGCGCGTCCAGTACATCACTGTTGAGAGCTTCGAGAACGCGCAGATTGCGTTCGAGGGCATCAATCTGGCGACGCCGTACGGGCACGTCAAGATCCTCAACGACATATTCTGTCCGCAAGGACAGGGTTACATGCTTGAACTCGACTCGTGGCTTATCCCGTCAATGGGAGAGCTCATCCGGGTCGCAGGCGAAGGCATCGACGGGTTGCAGTGGCTCCGTCAGGCGGGTGCAGACGCGTACCAAATGCGCGCTCTGTACCGCGCCAGCACCTACTGCTCGGCCCCCGGCCACAACGGCACTGTACAATTCTAGAACTCCGTCGTCCAAATCCTACCGAGTTTGATTTGGGAGATATTCCTTTGACTCACACCGAACAAATCAGCGATGGATTGCTGGGATTCCCCAGCGGCCAGTCGCTCTCGGATGAGCTTGGCTTTCTCCCAATCGAGCTTCGCGGCTTTGGAGTTGTGTCTCTGTTCCGGTTTTGTGGCCCATCTGACGTTGCCGGGTTCGTAATGCCCGTCAGGGTCGGGAAATCGGTCCAACGAATATCGGATCGAAGGACGAGGACCAACTGCAAGGAGGAAAGCTTCAAAGCTGTTGATCCATTCGTCACAGACTCGGATTCCACGACCTCCCCACAAATGGAAGTCAGGGATATTCGGATCGAGACACCGTTTCTTCATGTTGCGCCATGCGTCGTACTCGGGCGAGGTCTTTTCTCCCTTTCGACGAGCACCATGTTTGAAACTTCCGTTGATTTCTCCCATGAGCTTGGTCATAACGGAGAATACATTTCTAATAAATTGAGTATCGGGCCCCGGTCCACAGCCGGGGTCAGGTTCTCGGCGTGAAAGTAAAAACGCAGGAGATCAAATGGCAGAAAGATCATTTCACGATATGCAGTCACAGGGTGTAAAGCACGTTCTTTACAATTTCACCGTCAAGCCGCAGGGCGGGACGACTCCTCCTCTCATGGGAGAAGGAGATCCACACTCGTCTTTCGTCACGGTCATTCGTGGCGCCTCCGGGATCAATGGAGCGACGGGTGAAACTGGAACGTACGTCATTCAGACGACCAATCCGTTTCTAGCGGTCGTGAGCCAGATCGGTAATCTGACTTTCACCGCACCGCAAGGTGGTTACGAGGTGTCTTTCGGCACTCCGTACCAGAACGCGGACGGAACGTGGACGATCTTCTTCACCGTCTACGACAGCGGAACGGCAACAGACCTTCCACTCGGAAGCGCTGTGAGCATGTCGCTCGTATTCCGCAACTCGCTCGCCAAGCCCTAAGGAGGTTGCAATGGACAAGAAGGGTATTGCAGCCTTGCTCATTGGGAAACCGATGGGTGGACCGGCAGCGGACGACGCGAAGGAAGATGACTCTGGTGGAAAGAGTCTCGGCCAGCACATGGAATCTTCTGCTAAGGAAATGCTCGCTGCTATCAAAGCTGACGATGCAGCAGCGCTCGGCAGGTGTTTTCAGACGATGAGCGACGTGGCCGCTGGTGCAGCTGAATCTCCCGAAGAGGAAGCGGCCGAGTCCCCGGAAGAGGAAGCGGCTGAACCTGAGGAAGAAGAAGCCGCCGAGTAAACCAAATGGCATATCCGGTCAGTCTTGTTTCGATGATGCAGACGGTGCGCCAGAGAACAAATCTCGAAGGCGCGACGGCTTTCATCACAGATCAAGAGCTGACCGGATATATCAACGGATCGCTCGCGGAGTGGTACGACGAAGTTCGAGGAACGACTTGGGGCGGCCAGTACTTCCGGTCGATCTATCCATTCCAGACCATTCCGACGCAGGCGTACCAAGGTGCACAAAATCCACCAGTTGGCAGTTACTATCCGCTGCCACCTGATTTCGTTTCTCTCACGAGTTGTGACGTTTTCATTACTCCAAACCAGGTTATTTCATGTCGCGCTTTTCAAGAAGAGCAGCGCAACATGTTCCGCTGGTATCCCGTGGGGTGGCTCTTTGATACGCCGATCTTCTACCAGCTCTGGGCCGGAAACATCGTCTTTGTACCCGCTCCCCAAAGCACATTTTCAGTACAAATCAATTACGTTCCCACGAGCCCGCAGCTCTTCAACCCGTCGGACACATTCGACTCGATCAACGGCTGGGAGGAGTACGTTATCCTCGACGCCGCCATCAAGTGCTTGCTCAAAACGGGCCGCATGGACATGATTCAAGTGTTCGACGCTCGAAAGGCAGAGCAAAAGGAACGCATCCGCGCGATGGCACCAAGGCGTGACATGCAGACCGCCGAAGTCGTGCATGAGATTGCGACTGACGATGCGGATTGGATGTGATGAGCGACGCTCTCATTCATTACTGTTTGGCAGGCATCGCTCTGGTCCAAACAGGACTGATAGTGAGTCTTCATGCCCAAATTAGGAAATCAAGTAAAAAACCAGCCGTTTGGCACCGTGAACAATTTCGGTTTGGCTCGGAAGGTTCCGACGCCAGTTCAGCTGATCAAGGGTCCGGCGCAGGGAATTGAGCCCTTGGTTGGGATGCCGCCCGAACAAGCTAGAGCCTTTCAAGCTATTCAGAAAAACATCACGGCGGCGACGCAGCAGTCGGGTTCAAATCCTGCCGCGTTCGGCAAACTTCAACAGGGCGTCACGCTCTCCAACTGTCCTCCGAACGGAGCGACACCGAACATTATCGCGCATGGGCTGTCGCAACCGTTCACGGGATACCAAATCCATGCGGTTTACGGCGGTTATGTGACCGCGCACACGCTGATTCCTAACAGCAACTCCAAGCTCGATGAGCTCCAAATCCAGATTTGGACGCAGGTTACAGCCTTCCCTGGTCAAACTGTGATGGCCGATATTATGTGCTACTGATGATGAGCCAAAATCCAACGCACAGCAGTCGGGCTGATCTGAAAGAATCGGGCAAGGGATCTCTTTGCCTCGCCACTAGCAAAGCGTTGGAGCAGATCAGTTATTTGCTCATTGGAGAGCTTTCGTCGTTGACGGCCTTTCTTTACCTTGTCTCTGACATTGTCTGCATTCGTTCCTTCGAACAGATGATGGGGGTTAACGCAACGTCGATTGTCACACGAATGAAGGGCTTGTGGTATCGGCCATCGTCCACGAGACAAGAAAAAGGCGATTCGGTGGGTTCGTTCTGTTTTATCACCGACAACTTGCTGGCCATAATCCCGCCTTCGAGTGATAATCGGCCAACATTCATGAACCCACAGCGACAATCGGGCTTTTTTCCAGAGCTTTTCCACGGAAGAGCTTACAATGGTTGATGCTCGCCAGCTCAACTTTCCCTTTTCAGGGGGACTCAACGAAAAGCTGGCGGCCCAGTATCTTGATCCCAACCAAAACCAGATCTCCATCGTTAATGGCAATTTCACGAAGGTTGGTGCGGTAGACAAGAGGCTCGGCCTAGAACACCTTCCCAACACACTCGTTGCTGGGGGTTCGCAGAGGGCGATAACATCCGGAAATCGTCTGGCCGCTTGGAGCCATGCAGATTTGTCCGTGATGCAGCCCGGCGGGCTCTATACTTATTCGACAGCATATGAGGGTTGCGTTGGAGTTGCCGCTCTTCCAGCCGTCAAACCTATTCGAAGGCCCGTTACGGCCACTCAATCGGGAGAGCCCCCGTACGCGGCCGACATGTTCTACAACGGGCATCTTCTTCGGGTGCTCGTATATCTATCGCCCGATCCGACGAACATCGTGAATGTTTCCTCGTCAGTTTACGACGTAGAGACTGGCGATATTATTCTAGAGCCCACACTCATTCAGACTCCGGGAAATCCCATCATTTCACTTTTCTGGCAGCCGACCGCGCCCCCTGGAAAGCAGCTCATGCTGTTCACGCAGCATTTCACGGGTATACTCGGTGGCGAGATCGATTTATTCTATTACGATCCAGCAACGAATGCTTGGACCGCTCAGGGTGCCGTTGCGCCAGCGGGTTCAGGGAACGGCGCCGACATGGTGCCGATGGTCGACGATCCCGCAGGAGGATTCGTCATTGCGTACTCTGTTCCACCATTCCTCAATAGTCACACAATCAACGTCGAATATCATCTTCCGACGACGCCCGCAGTTGTAACGACGCTTCAAACTATTGCAAGTGGCAATTACATTCTATATCCAATTTATATCGCTAGCACATTCGGCGCTCTTGAACACACGTGGGTGTCATGGACCGAAAAAGACACCCCGGGAGCTGGCGCTGGAAATACATCCAACTGGTATCAGCAGTACGATGGAAGTACGGCTCTCGTTCCTCAATTGGGAGGACCGCAAAACATTATCGCCGCCCAACCAACGGGATTCCTTCCAGCCGGTCTCGTACGCATTGAAGCAAATTCGTTCCTCTACAACTACACGTACACGGTCGCTCCAAGCGTAAATCCAATCTCCATCAACACGGTTGCTGGCGGTTGGAACGTCTTTCTCGATGACGGCACAAGATTTTCTTCGGGACACTGGCCTTGTGGATACGTTCCCGTAGCGAGAAGTTTCACTATCCAGACCGCAACCGGGCCGCAAGTCTACCAGCCCGCTTATTTGAACCTCTACGAACAGGGCGGCACGATGCCGTCCGACCCTTCGTCGCAGCAGGTTACCCTTTATTTGATGCAGTTCCGTAACTTGCTCAATCAGTCGGGAACGAACGCCACAACCGTTTTGCCGGTTGCCACAGTCGCTCCAAGACAGGTCTTCTCGTCGAGTTTCACGATTCTCAATTTCGAAGACTTAGGAAAACTCCCTTTTTGTTCGCAAGGACCTCAAATCCTATCTACGCAGCAGGCGGTTGGCGTCATTACAAACGCTCCGGACATTTCGAGCTTTGGAGGTCCAGCGCAGCAAAACTGGATGACCGATTTCTATTTTGATAAGGCGTCACTCGACAACATCTACGGCCCCTCAGAACTTCTCGGAGAACTCCACCTAACAGGTGGTGTCTCCATGGTGGCCGATTCTCTTACAGCATTCGAAGACTCATTTTTCTATTACCCCGAGTTTTCTTACGTCACGACTGATGGAAACACCGCGACCTTCACGGGGACTTATTCTTACTTCATTTGTTACAGCTTCATGGACGCGGCCGGTCTTCTTCATCGAAGTGCTCCCGTCCCAATGAACGGTGGTCAGGGCGTCACGCCGCATGGAGGAGAGGCAATTAACCTCCACATCCTCAATTACTCCGCGACTTGGAGAGACTTGTCTATTCCAGGCCAAGTCTACGCGGACATTTTCCGAACGACTGATGGTGGCCCGACATTCTTCTTCCTCGCACGCGTTCAAGTGTCGAACACGATTCAGCCTTACACGCTTTACGGTCCGGATTCTCAATCCGATCAAGACCTTCAAGTTTCGAGCGTCATGTACATCACGGGCGGCGTTCTCGACAACGTCATCCCGCCTTCTCCCGCGTTCGGATGTGTTCACAGGTCCCGGTACGCGATTGTTGACGAGACGCTCAGAAACGTCTGGTTCACGAAGCAGGCATCGGCCAGTCTAGCTCCGGGATACAACGAAGCGCTCATTGTTCCATTCCCTGAGGGCGGCGATATTACGCAGATTGCTTCACTCGACGATAAATTCGTAGCCTTCAAGGATCATTCGATTTGGATTATGTATGGAGATGGGCCCGCGCAAACGGGCCAGGGTTCTGACTGGACTATCCCGCAGAAGGTCGCTTCGGACGTGGGTTGCGTCACTTGGCAATCGCTAGTGCTCACGCCGGTCGGTCTCATGTTCCGCGCTGAGAACGGCATCTATTTACTCGATCGCGGATGTTCGGTCAGTTTCATCGGCGTCAACGTGGTCGACACTTTGCGGGATTTCCCGCTCGTTACTTCCGCGACACTCGTTCCGGATTCAACACAGGTCAGATTCACATGCACGAATGGTGAGTCTTCCATCGCTATCATTTACGACTACCTGCTAAAGCAGTGGACAACGCATATTTACGCGCAGCTCACATCACCCGTCATTTCAGCGGTGCAAACGTACGAAGTTCCATCGCAGTTCACGCTTCAAACGCAGGACGGGAATCTTTGGCAAGAGCATCTGCCGACAGATGCGGAAGCTTATTACGACCAGGACGCCAGTGGCGCTACTCATTTCGTCACGACCTCGGTCTCCACCGCTTGGGTGAAGGTCCAATTGGAGAATTACCAGCAGCTCAAATGGATCCAATTTATGGGAATCCAAAATGATGCTTGCGGCTTACAAATGAATTTGAGCATCAATTACGATCCAGCAGTCGTACAAACTTCTCTCTGGAATGATACTGATCTGCAATTTCTCCCCATTCAAGGAAATGTGCAATTTTATACAGCTGGTCAATTTAATATGTGTATGAGCGCACAAATTACTGTGTTCGACACAGTCCCAACCACCCCAAATTCAGGTCAAGGGATGCGTTTTATTGGTCTTTGTTTTGATCTTGACACTCTGGGGGGAATGTGGCAGCAAGTGCCTGTTGCCGGTCGGCGTTGATAAGGCGCAATTTTATCGCGCGGTTAGTGACTCCAAAGCTCTTCGAGATTTGATTCCGAGAAAAACCCCGACGAAGCCACAATTCAATGAACTTCACATCCCAATCGTCGAGTTTCGCATGAGAGCATCCATGGGCTTGCTCAAAACGCGTTGCCCAACGAACGTTTCCGGGCTCGTAATCTCCATCGGCATTGGGAAACCTATCAAGCGAATGCTTGGAACTCGGCCGAGTTCCAACATCTTGAAGAAATTGGATAAAGTCGTCCATCCATTGCGAGCAAATTTTGATGCCTCGTCCTCCATAGCGATGGTATGCATGAAAATTGGGATTTTTGCACCGCGTCTTCATGTTTTGCCACGCCTTATACTCGGGCGTAGCACCGTGACCATTTGTGGCGCCATGTTTGAAGAACGTGAAATTCGGGGGAACGGGCATCCCGGAAATTACAGCCGATGAGTAATCCTATCCAATTCGGTCAAGTTGGCGGCTCCAATGGGATGGGCGGCTCGCAAAATCCATCCAGCCTCTCGCAGGGGATTGGACCGAAGTATTCTGGCGGCATTGGTGGGATGGTTCAAGGTCTTCTCTCAGGAGGAGGTCCAAATATTCAGGGACCCTCTGGACAGGCCTATGGAAACATAGCGACCAATACGGGAAACCAGGGCGCCGCGTTCTTCAACGGCGCCGCGGGTTACAACCAGGCAGCCCCCACCATAAATAACCAATTTCAGGGTCAGTCGCAGGGCCAAATTGCCGGTACCGAGAACTCGCTCGGAGGTGTCCTCGGGCAGTACCAAGATATTATCTCGGGAAACCAGCCCACGCTCGCCCAGCAGCAGTACCAAACGGGAATGAATAACACAGAGGCCCAGCAGCAGGCCTTGGCTCATAGTGCTCAGGGTGGAGCGGCAGCTCAGGCCGGTGCTGGAAGAGCAGCTCAGCAGCAGGGCGGTATGCTCCAAGCGACTGCCCCAGCGGTATCTCAGCAAATTAGGCAGCAACAAATTGCTCAGGCTCTTCAAGGCCAAGGCCAAGTTTACGGGCAGCTTGGGCAGTTGCAACAGGGCCAGTACGGCATTGAGCAAGGGTCGGCGATGCAAAACGCGGCCAATGCGCAAACAAATCAAGGCCAGCAAAACCAGCAGCAGCTCGGTCTTTACGGTCTTGGACTCAACGCTTACGGCCAGCAGATGGGCGCTTTGGGCGGTTACACTAGTGGTTTGAATCAAGCCCAGCAGCTTCAACAGGGTGGCCAGGGTGCAGCCAATCAACTCGGAAGCCAAGCAGCAGGCGCCGCTATGACGGCTGGCGCCATGGCTCTAATGTTATGACACAACCGGGCAATTCGCTACAAGGCACAGTCCTTCCGGGGTCAAACACCGGAGGATTTGGCGGAGCTATACAGAATCTTCTTTCGGGAAGTGGGCCTAACGTCCAAGGTCCGCCGCAAAAGCAGTATGGCGCAGCTATTAATCAAGCTGGGGTGAATGCCCAGAATCTTCTCGGACTTGGTGCGGGTTATTCGCAACAGGCAGCGCAGATCCAGAATCCGTACCAAACACAAAGCCAGCAACAGCTTCAAGGAACGGAAGCTGGACTGAATAATCTCGCTGGCGCATACCAAGCTTACGGCAATAACACCGCGGCGTCCAACGCCATGTACAACCAAGGCCAAGGCCAGGCGATGGCAAACGCTATGGCACAGGCGGGTGGGGCTCGCGGACCTAACGTCGGTGGAGCGCAGCTCGCCGCACAGGGTGGCGCAGGGACCGCAGGTGCAGGTGCCGCAGGTGCCGCTGGAACGCAGCAGGCTCAGCAACAGCAGTTCGGCATGGGTGGGCAAGCTGGGGCTTACGGCCAAGCTGGTGGACTCCAACTCAATGAGTATGCGTTAGAGCAGAAGTCCGCCGAAGAGCAGGCTCAGCTCCAACTTCAAAACCAGCAGCAGCAAAACGCCATGCAGATGGGGCTCTATGGTCTCGGACAGCAGGCACAAGGCCAGCAGCTCTCGGGACTCAATTCCTACACGTCCGGACTCTTGGGAGCCCAAGGAATTCAGCAAGGTGGAATGAACGCCACCAATGCTCTTGGTGGACAGGCAGCGGCAGCAGCCGGGAACGGACTCGCCACAGGTTTGCAGTACGGCGCCATGCAAGGTGGCGGCGGAGGCGGCGGAGTTGGAGGCCTCGACCCGGGAACGGCCGGTGACTACGCTCAGGGACTCAACTACTTAGGGTAAACATGCGCCCATACATCGATCCGTCGGTTCTTGCATACGCCCAGCAGATGGGTAATCCGGGTGCGCCATATATTCCGCCTCCCCCTCCGGTAGGAAACGGCCTGGTGACTCCACCTCCCGGATTTGCACCTCCTCCACCTCCTCCACCACCGAGAGATCCAACAACTGGACTCACGCCGCAGCAGATGGCGACTCTTTCTGGGCAGCCACCTTCGCAGTCCGCTACACCACTCGGTGAGCAGCAGCGTTCTCAAAATACTCCGCCTCCGGATTTCAATAATCCAAACGCATGGAAGAAAGCCCCTGATGTGACTCAGGGACCTGGACAGTTTTTGCCAGGAGCCGGTGCAAATACTCCCCCTGATGCTAGTGCAGGCTCACCTGGTCGGGTTGTTCTTGGAGGAGGCGGTCCTTCGACTACAATTAAGGCTCACGACACTGACCTGACAAATCCTGAATACCAGAAGGAGATGCAGGAAGGGATAGCGGGCGAGAAAGAAGCGGTCGAAGGAGAGAAGGCTACGGCGGGCGCGCTCGGTGTCGCTAAGGCTGACGTAGCTGAAACAACAGGACAGGCTCTTGGTGGCGAAGCGGCCACCATGGAAGAAGGCAAAGAGCGTCTAGACAAGGAAGCCAAGGGCAGGGCGGATAAGCTAGAGCCTTATCAGGCAGCTTACAAGGCGGCAGCGGACGAAATGTCTGCCTTCCACATGAATCCAGGGCGTTTGTATCAGAACATGGGGACGTTCGACAAAGTCCGCATGGGACTGGCTTCCATTGTCGGCGGCTTTTACGCGGGATGGACCGGTCGTGAAGACCCGGTGCAGAAGCTGGTTACGCAGAAAATCCAGATGGATGTTGAAGCGCAGAAGATGGAGTACGACGCTCTAAAGGAGAAGGGCATCGCTGCCAAATCTCTTTACAGTATGGCTCGTGAGCAAGGTCTCGACGAGAAAGATTCCACAGCAGCTGCCATTCAAATGGGCATCCAGCAAGCAAAGGTGGAAACGCAGAGTCTTGTTGCACGCGCTGGTGGAAAAGTCGATCTTGCAGCGGCCAACGACACTATTTCCAAGCTCGACGCGGAATCGGCCAAGTTTGGACCGCTAGCTACGCAGGAAAAGATTCGCGAGCACCAGTGGGTACAACCTAAGACTGTCGGCGGTGGCGGTGGGGTAGATATGGCCGCAGTCCGCAAGGACGCCATCCTTTACGGCAAAGAACATCCAGAATCTACACCCCAACAGGCACTCGCCTGGTCTCTCTATTTGCACGGTGGCATGGTTCCTGGCACCGGAGAAGCTGGAAAGGGCCAGTTCTACACGAAGCCTGAGAAGGCCCCGGCTGGCAAGACACCAGCAGCGAACGAGGCCACAGCTTCTAAACTGGCACAGCTCGAAAGTTCTCTCGCTGACTTGGACGATGTTATTGCGCAACGTACGAGGCAAGGTGGCGGCACGCTATCGGCTCCGAACACGGCAACCATGGGTGGCAAAATGTCCGCAATCCGTATCGGAGTGGATCACGCGCTCGCTGGTCGCGTGTCGGAGACGACGCTTCACGAACTCAAAGCACTATTTCCCGAAGATCCCAACGCGTACTCGCCTTTAGGAACGACTGACGCCCAACTTCAAAGTGCGAAGGCGTTCCTCACTCGTCAGCGGGACACTTTCCAGAATGAACTCAAAGCCGGCCCGTCAGGCGCAGTGTCTCCCGCGGCACCTCCCACGTCGGAGTCTCTTGGAATTACGCCGTAATGCCGGACCCGACTCTTGGTGTCAATCCTGATGTTCCAGATGTTGGGCCGCCAGCAGCGCCGTCTCCATATGTTGAGAATATCCTCGCATTACTAAAGCAGAAAGATCCTGCGCCCGCGGCTGTGCCCACAGGCCAACCGGTCGTCGGTAATTCGCAACAAGCGTTAGTTGAATCTCAGTTGGGTCTGGGCCTCGGGACTCGGACGACTCCCGCAAGGACAACAGCGCCAACACCGTCTTATGATATAACACCAGACGTTGCACCATCTGACGGGTCCCGTACTCTCGTCGATAAAGATGGCAAAAATGTGTACATGCCGCACGAGAAGGTGCAGTCCGCACTTCTTTCCGGCAAGTATGGCCTAGCAGCCGGTGAATCTGTTCCGATTGAGTATCAAGGTCACATAGGACAGGCCCCGCTCGAAAGACTCCCCGGGATTGTGGCCGCCGGTGGAAAGGTCGCGACACCAAAACAGTTTGAGGAGCACGTCCTTCAACGCGATTACGGGGATGTTGCTCACGGTCTCGAAGCTTTCGGGTATAACGCACTCAACACAGCTTTTCTGGACATTCCATCGGAATTCGTTCCGGAAGACGCTCGAAAGACTGTTCGAAACATTAGTGCAGCAAACCCGAATGCGGCCCTTGCCGGTGTCGGCGTCGGCATTGTTGCGCCGATCATCGCGGACGTACTCTCGGAGGGCGCCCTTACACCCGCCATTGCGCCCGAGGTGGTTGAAGCGGTTCGGCTAGCCAAACTCGCAGGAGAAGGCGAGGAGGCCGTTTCCGCGCTCGGAGCGGTCGCCAGTACAGCGGGCAAGGTTCTGGCAGCTCCCACATCTCTAGCTTCAAAGGTTGGGGACCTTGTTGAAGTTGGGGTGAAGAAGCTGGTTGGAGATCAAGCTTCTTCACTGGCCGGCAAGCTTGCCCAAACGGCGATTGCTAAGGGGATGCGCGCCGGGACTGAAACCGCCATCTACGGCGCGGCAGATGCTTGGGGAGAAGACAATCTCAAAGATAAGCCAGAACTCACAGGTGAGAAGCTTTGGAACGTCGTATCTTCGGATTTCTGGCAGGGGGCTCTTCTCGGAGGAGGCCTTGGTGTTGGTGGGCTTCTTTCTCGGGAAGTCGCCGGACGGGCTATTCCAGCGATTGAGCGTAAGGCCAATGAGGAAGCCATCCGAGCCATCAATCCCTCAGGGTCTCTCCTTAAAGGAGAGGAGAAACTCACAGCAAGAGAACAGTCCGCTGTTCGGCGCGAACTCATTGATTCTGGTGTCGTAAAGGCGCGTGAGAAGATCAGTGATATAACACCTAAGGTCGCCGACAGGACAGCCAAAGCCGAACGCGCGCTCTACGATATTTACGATAATCCACTCATTGAAAAGCTCCATGGTGTCGACGGAGCCGAATTGGGTCATATCATTGAGAAGAACAAGGGTCCTCTGAATCTAGAGGACATTATTAACAAATATACTTCCGCCGAAGAGATCGCAAAGACTGGCGGTATTCCATTCAAGGCCGCAGCGCAAATAGTTGATGATATTTCAAAGCAAGCAGGAAAACTTCCAGCGTCAGAACGTGCTTTATCGCGGGGACTCGTCCAAGACTTGGACAGCCTTCTCGAAAAGACGTTAAAGAAGCAGACTGATAAGAAAGCGGTTGAAGCATACTTGGCCGGCAAGACTCCGCAAGAGTCTTTGACGGCGATGAACTTCTTCAAAAATCTATCAGAGACTCTGGGGAATGCAAGAAGTGAAGCTCAACTTTGGCGAAAACTCGACGGCGCTGCGCAGGAAACGCTCGAAAAATCTGAAAAAGGCTTTCTTGCAAAACTCGCTGAACACAAGATAGCGGGCGGCATTGGAACGGCTGTGGGTATCGCGGCTGGGCATGCAGGTTTGGCCGTACCTGTAGCGGCCACAGCTATCGCCGCAAAGCTCATCAAAGACTACGGTCACTCGACCGCGGCAGTCATGCTCGACAAGCTCGGTGTCATCGGTGCTGCGAGACGCGCCGCACTATCCGAAGACGCTCGTTTGGCGTCGAAGTGGAACGTCCTCAAAGAAGGAAAGATTCCACCGAGGCCGCCCACAGCCGGAGATCTAGGGAAATATGACCTCTACAAGCGCGCGATAGAGAAGTGGGAGACGCAGAACGGTCAAGGAAAAATTGATGTGATGACGGCCACCATGGCGCGTCATGCTCCACGAACGGCACAAGGTTTCAGTCAGGCCGCGCTCCGGAGTTTTGCATATTTGAAGCAGAATTTTCCTACTCCACCTCCAAATCCATCAGCACTCAATCCGAAATGGGATACGAGGGAACCTTCTGATTTGCAGAAGACGAAAGCCGCTCGGGTCTTTGAGGTGGTAGTAGATCCTGTGAAGGTGGCGTCGCACGTACTTGATGGCACGCTCACGAAGCCCGAGGTGGACGCCCTCAAAGCCACGCATCCAGAGCGTTTGCTAGAACTGCAACTCACATTGACGAATATCATTGGAGTTATGAAGTCTCCACCAGCTCCAAGTGTGCAGCGAGCTATGTCTTTGTTACTCGACAAGCCCGCTGTTGATCCGACACTCATGACCGCGTTGCAAGGAAATTACGCTTCTCAATCTCCTGCTCAGGGAGCACCCGGCGGTGGAAAGAAGGGCGGGAAGTCTTCTGGTGGAGTTGGGGCATCCCGATCCGGGAAGCAATTGAATATTGCTCCATCGCTTCTTGGCTCAGCCGGACCCGGCAAAGATTTGAAGCTCTAGAGCTTCAATTGACCACTGAAAGTGAGGATATAACTATGGCAGCTCAAAAGGGTAAGCCCTCAGGTCGCGGAACAACGGATAACTCGGAGGCGATGGCAAAGGAAGCCGTCACCGTAGCCGAAAAGCATATCGGAGGTCCGGCGACGCAGAAGAATAAGTACGGCGCCATGGATTCTCCGGATGACGGCCAAGATTCCGCTCTTGCCGCTCGAGGTATGTCGTCTTCTTCCGCTGCCAAGGCGTGGAAGAAGACGGGCTTCAAGGTCCCGAAGACTGAAACGGAAGATCACGCTCCTAAGCGCGCTGGTTCTCGCTAATTGATCCCGGGGATTTCTCCCCGGGATCTGCCTGCCGATCCTCTCCGGTCCGATGCGCTCCGCTCCAAGACGCTCCTGTCCAATCGGTCCTACAGAAATAGATACAGAGACTTAAATCGAATTTACGCCCCCTCAAATGGGCCGCGGGTTAGCGGTCTGGAACCGAGGATCAAGTGTACCCAGTTTGGAATAGAAAATATCAAGCACAATCGGCCCCGGCCCCATTCTATGGTAGTGGCGCGACAGGTCCGGTGGGTGAAGAAGTCGTTTTTGGGGTATCTACCACACCCGTTACAATTAATCTGAAGGTCCTGGTTCAGACGCCATATGATGCGTCGCAGGAACAGAGCTCACAACCGGCCGGAGTGCTGGATAATTATATCACTATCTTCGCTGATGGTGCGGATATTGGAATTGTCGTAGGTATTTCCCAGTTACTTGTCGGAACGGTTTCACTGTCCGCCCAAGGGACCGTGAGCGCAACTGGTGGATACTCGGGCGCAACAGGAGTTTGCCATCGGATTCCCGCTGGCGCTGAGCGCCGCTACCTGATGCAGAACTCGCAAGACAACTGGTTGGGAGTTGTGGGGTCTGCAACCGGCACCGTGAGGCTGTTTCAGAGCAATCCCGCGGCGGTCTAAAGGAGACGCCGTGGCTGATTTTAACGTAATCCTAGAGCTCTATCAGGGTGTGGACTTCACCAACACCTTTTCATTCTTCGGACCTGATCCGTCCGGGTTTGGGAATCCGGTAAATGCTGTTCCGCGTGATTTCACGGACTGCGTTTTTCGGATGATGGTGAGGCTTGCGAACGATCCAACAAGCCCCGTTATTCTTTCACTCACAAGTCCTTCTGGTGGTTTAGTCGCAGCGACAGCCACATTCGTCCCAGGTCCACCAACACCATCTGCACCAAATGGAGTGGCCATCACTGTCACAAGAGCTCAATCCCTTACGATTGCGACCACGTATCCGCTTCAACGTCAATTCGCATATGACTTGATGGCGGACAACACGTTCACAGGCACAACAGAGCTTCTTCTCTGTGGTGCCTTCTTTGTCGTTCCTACGGTATCCCGGTAATCATGTCTTCCGGTCCCACAGGTTCGGCAAACACGGGTGTTGCCTTCATCCTGCAACAAGTGCAGGGGCCTCCTGGTGCCGGCGCTCGGGGACCGACTGGACCGCAAGGTTCTACAATTCCGGGTCCTACGGGCGCTCTTGGACCGACAGGTCCGGCCGGCGCTCTTGGTCCCACCGGACTTCAAGGACCCACTGGTGCTCTTGGTCCGACCGGTTATTCTGGTGTCGGACCAACTGGTGCAGTTGGAGCTACTGGAACTGCTGGTGCTCTTGGTCCCACGGGTCCAATTGGAGCCACAGGGTATTCTGGAACAGGTCCTACAGGTCCCCTTGGACCTACAGGACCCGTGGGACCTACAGGGGTAGCCGGCGTCACGGGTTCTTCTGGGCTTGGTCCAACGGGCCCTATGGGCCCAACGGGTGCTCTTGGGCCAACAGGTCCCACGGGTGGAGTGGGCGCTACTGGTCCAATTGGAATGTCCGGGGCGGGCGTAGTTGGACCCACTGGTCCAATTGGACCCACGGGAGCGTCTGGAACGGGCCCCGCTGGGCCTGCGGGGCCGACTGGTCCAACTGGTGTTGATGGTCCAACTGGTGCGTCTGGTGTTGGACCAACCGGTCCGGCTGGTGCGACTGGTGCGACTGGTGCATTGGGACCTACGGGTCCAACCGGTGTCGTAGGTGCAACCGGTGCAGTTGGTGCGACCGGTCCTTTGGGTGCAACTGGCGCGGTTGGCGCAACTGGTGCTCTTGGACCTACTGGATCTCTTGGATCTACGGGTGCTGTTGGAGCTACGGGTCCCACGGGTGATGTTGGCCCCACAGGTTCTTCTGGGCTCGGACCGACAGGACCCACCGGTGCTGTTGGGGCTACAGGTGCGTTAGGCCCAACAGGCGCGTTAGGCCCCACAGGTGCACTTGGTCCCACGGGGGCAGTTGGAGCTACTGGCGCAGTTGGAGCTCAGGGAGTCACAGGGCCTACAGGTGCTGTTGGGGCGCAGGGCGTCACAGGGCCTCTCGGACCCACGGGAGCTGTTGGTCCTACAGGCGCTGTTGGTGCCACGGGAGCTATTGGGCCTACCGGTCCTCTTGGGCCTACCGGTGCGGTTGGGGCGCAGGGAGTTACGGGTCCTCTCGGACCGACCGGTCCCACGGGTGCTGTTGGTGCCACGGGTGCAGTTGGTTCAACGGGAGCTTCTGGTCTTGGTCCAACGGGCCCAACTGGTTCCGGAGGCGCTCAGGGAGTCACTGGACCTGCCGGCCCGACCGGTCCAATTGGAGCAGTTGGAGCCACAGGAGTAGTTGGAGCTACCGGTCCTGGTGCACTTCAACCGGTTTACGGCGGTTTCTACCAGACCGGGAGTACAACACTAACTCTTGGCAATGCTGCGCCCGGCGGGACCATCACATGGTCGAATACCTATCCAGCATCATCTGGTGTGACTTACAGTCCGGCCCTTTCAGCAATCGTAGTAAACAGCACTGGGCCATATTTGATAACAAGTTCCATGGAGGTGAATGTTCCGGCGACCCTGATGGCACAATCTGCGGTGGCTGTTAATGGAACTTTGTCGGCTGTTCGCGGTGGAGCTTCGGGTGTAACGAGCCAACCGACGCAGCAATTAATAAACAGTGGGATCCTGTCTCTCAATTCGGGCGACATTGTTGATCTTCGACTTTTACAATCTGGTTCCGGCGTCACTCAATCTCTTACTATAGGCCAAGCCAATTTCACGGTTACAAATGTCTCGGGAGCGATGGGCCCGACAGGTCCTGCTGGTGGACCGACTGGTCCGACCGGAGCATTAGGTCCAACCGGTCCGACAGGCGCAGTCGGAGCCACCGGATCTTCTGGTACAGGACCAACGGGACCCACAGGAGCTGCGGGTGGGGCGGGTGGAGCTGGTCCCACGGGCTTCTCTGGTGGAAATGCATTTACAACCACGACAGCGGGAATCACTCAGGGCGCAGCGGGAATCACAGTTGGTCTAGCTCAGAATTCATGGCTCGCTTCTGGTGAGATTGTCTATGTTGGGCAAACCGGATCCACTGGCGCTACTGGCGGTTATTACAAAGTCACTACGATCATTGGTTCTACAGGCGCATGGCTTGCGAATTACGCAGGGAACCCTGCGACCGGAACCACAATCGTAACCGGATCACCGGTTTCTCCGGGTGGATTGCAAGGAACAGCTGGCGCAACTGGACCAACAGGTCCTACGGGAAGCGCTGGTGGCGCTGGATCAACTGGACCAACAGGTCCGGCTGGACCTACGGGATCTGCTGGTGGCGGTGGTCCAGGAGTGTGGGGAGTTGGTGGTATTAAAACTTCCAGTTTCAGCGCTGTTGTTGGATACTTTTATTCAATACAAGCCAATCTTACAGCGACATTACCGGGAGCATCCGCATCAGGAGCAGGTGTGCAAATTCTATTTTTCTGCAAAAGTGGTTTGAGCGTTAATTATGTGCGATCTGGAAGTGATACCATTACCAGTCCCAGTGGGACTGGACAAACATCGGCAGCAGGAGGAGGAGTCCAAATTGGATACCTATGTGTATCTGATGGCACCTCCATTTGGTATCTAACGGGGCTCCCGGTGGCAGGTTAAGTCATGCCCTTTCAAACCGGCTCCGCAAGCACAGCAGTCATCATCCAGGAGGTTGGTCCTTCTGGTGGCGGAGCTATGGGCGGCACAGGTCCGACTGGACCGACTGGACCGCCCGGCGCTACGGGAGCTCCCGGATTCATTGGTGCAACAGGCCCGCAAGGTCCCGCGGGATCACCTGCATATCAATACGTATCTGATGCGTTCCAGACGGTCGCGACGGGCGAAACATTTCTAGTAGCCGTCAATTCAGTTGGACTCAATCCTAATTCATCTTATTACTTTGGTCCGGGCGGCACGTTTGGTGGGATTGCTCAGGGTTACGCGACTTTCAATTTGGCGACCGGTGTTACGGGCGGTTGGTTTACCGCAACAGAGTACACGGGTCCAACTGGCCTTATCGTAGCGAATCCAGTTACCCTCACCGCTGCTGGACTTCCCGGGAGTACTGGCGCTACGGGAG